TCTTTCTGTGTTGTTAGTTATAAATCTTGTGTAGTGATTCGTAGATGTGCCAATTAAACCACCATTACCATCTGTTCCAAAATAATTGTTTATTGTTCCATCAGATACTATTAGATAATCTGCTAAAATAGCACCTGCATTAAATATTGCCTTACCTGCATCTGACATATCAAGGGTAAGAGCAGTTATTACAGAGTTATTATCAACACCTTGAAATTTTAAATCTTTGTCATTGACAGCACTTGATATAACAAAATCCGAAGATGAGTTTGATAAATGTGCAATTTCAGTTCCAGCATCTTTAAAAGTTACATCGCCACCATCAGCGTCAAGAATAATATCTCCTGCAACATCAATAGTTAAATCGCCACCATCAGAAATAGTAGAGCCATTAATTGTTATATCTCCAACTGTTAGTCCTGAAGAATCTATAACTGCTCGTTCAGTACCACCAGTATCAAACCTAATTTTATCTTCGTCAGAACTTTCTTCTACTTGTACCTTAGTATCACCATCGGCATCTTGGAAAGTAGTTACAGCTACATTTGTAAATGTTATACACTCTACTTTTGTACCAGTAGGAGGAGCAGCACTAAATGTTAGTGTGCTACCTGAAACTGCATAAGTATCTTTGTGTTGAACAACACCATCAATAGTTACAAAGGTTTGATTCTCAGATGAAGGAGTTGTACTAAGAGCTAGTGTAGTATCTGAACCATCACCAGTCATAGTATCTATAACTGGAGCAGAACCTACAATACCTGCTTCAACTGTAAATACTTCTATAACTCTACTATTAACAGGAGCTGTGGCAAATGTTAAAGTTGTGCCTGATACAGTATAAACATTATCTGCTTGGTATACCCCATCAATAAATACTAATAAATTATCTTCGTTTGATGCACTAATACTTAATGTAAATGCTGTTGTGCTTCCATCGCCTGTAAAAGTATTTTTTGTAAAAGCATTACCAACACTATTTCCACTACCACCACCAGAAGAAGCAAAAGTAATTGTATCGCCACTAGCATCAGTAGTGATTGTCATATTAGAACCAGCTACTAAAGTAAGCGTATCTGCTGCTGCATCGGCAACCACATCGCTTTGACCAGAAACAGATATTGTTTTAAATGCTTCTGATACTGAGCCACCACCAGTAACACTAAAGTCTAATGTGCCATCAGAGTCTTCATAAGTTACAGTAATATTTGATTCAGTGTTACTAGATACCATAGCACCTACAGTGTCTTGAATAACTTCTGTTAAGTCTATGTTTGCTGTACCATCAAAAGATACACCATGTATTGTTCTTGCATTAGCTAAAGCTGTAGCTGTAGCTGCCAAGCCTACAGAAATATTAGCTGTACCATCAAAGCTTGTACCACCAATAGTTCTAGCAGTTGCTAAAGCTGTTGCAGTTGCTGCGTTACCAGTAATGTCACCAGAAGTTAATGCAAGTGTACCAGCTGTAGCAGGAAGAGTTATAGTATGATTACCACTAAAGCTTCCGTGAGCTGGTGCTTGTAATCTTGCGTAGTGAGCATTTGAAGACTCACAATAAAAATCTATGTATGATTGTGTACCACCATTTTTAATTGAAATAGCACCTTGAGAAATAACAACTCCATTTGTAGAGCCTCCACCGATTCCTAATGAAGTTGTAACTTGCGTAGCTGCTGGAAGACCAACAGTAACTGTACCAGAACTTTCTGCAACTTCTACTTCGTTGGAAGTTCCTTGTATAGTTAGTGTGCCTCCTAGAGCAACAGCAGTGCTATTTGAACCATCACTAATAGTTACACTAGAGTTAGCTAATTTAGAGTTAGCAATAGAACCTGCTAACATTGCATTAGTAATAACACCTGAACCAATTACAAAGTCTAAAGTATTATCACTGTCATCATATGTTACTGATATTCCAGTTTCAGTATTAGAGCTAACCATAGCTCCAACAGTATCAGAAATAGTTTCTGCTAATGTAATACCTCCAATAGTAATTGCATCGGCTTCTAGTGTGCCATCTATGTCAGCATCACCTGATATGTCAAGTGTAGCTGCATCAAGCTCACCACTAATTGTAATATTACGACCACCAGTTATGTCTTTGTTTGAATCTGTTATAATAGCTTTACTTGCTATTACTGTACCATTAGTAATTCCATCTATAAGATTAATGTCGGCTGCACTAGCAGTAACACCATCTAAAATATTTAATTCTGTAACTGTTGAAGTAATACCATCAAGAGCATTTATTTCTGCTGCTGTAGCTGTAACACCATCAAGAATATTAAGTTCTGCTGCAGTGCTAGTAACACCATCAAGTATGTTTAGTTCAGCTGCAGTACTAGTAACTGCTGTGCCATTTATAGATAGTGCATCTGTTTCTAAAGTACCGTCAACATCTACATTCCCACTTACATCTAAAGAACCTGCATCAAGTTCTCCTGTTAGTGTAATGTTTCTAGCTCCTGTAAAGTCTTTGTTACTATCTACTACAATAGCTTTAGAAGCTGCAACAGTTCCTGCTGTTATACCATCTATAGTTTCTAATTCAGCTTCACTTATATCAGCACTACCAATAACAAAACTTGTACCTGTAATAGCTGTACCTGTAATAGCTGCTGCACTTGACCCACCAATAACAGCACCATCAATCGTACCCCCATTTATATCAGCTGTGTCGGCAACTAAACTATCTATGTTTGCAGTGCCATCAATAAATAAGTTTCGCCATTCTTGTGAAGAACTACCTAAGTCATAACTGTCATCGTCATCTGGAATAATACTTGAATCTATGTCTGCACCAAATACTACATTATCAGTATTAGCATCACCCATAGTAATTGTACCACCATTAAAAGTTGTAGTACCTGTGACTGTTAAATTACCTCCGACATCAACATTACCTGTAGTAGTTATTGAGTCTGTAAAAGTATCTTTAAAACGTAATGAAGTTGTTCCTAAATCTATATCACTATCTGTAACAGGAACTAAAGCACCGTCTTGTATTCTTAACTGTTCAACTGCTGCTGAAGATACTTCTACATAAAATCCTACTCTATTATTAGTGCTATCAATTTCTACTTTGTTTAAGAAATCTAAATCACCAATTTTAAATATGTTACCACCTTGTCCGGCAGTACCATCGTGTCTGTGTCCAGTATTAGATGCACTAGATGAAGAGTATGCAAAAGCATTTACTAATTGATTATACTCATTATTAAATAATGCAGCAGTAATAGTATCACCATCACTGAATGTACTTTGTCTTATATATGCTTGTGCCATTTATTATCTCCTACCCGAAGGTATGTAATCTACATAAAAACCATTAATTGTATATGATGGTTTTGTATCTTCACTTATTACTGTAAAATTGTTACTTGTACCACTGCCTTGTAAAGGCACTCTTATCATTGGATTGTTTTGTCCAGCAAATTTATTAGTAGCAAAAACTGCTTCACTAAATATAGATGGTGGATTTATTACACCTAAGTCAATTAAGTCTAAAGGTTGTGGTACATCTGAACTGTTAAAATCAAATTTAATTTGTACATCCGGTTCAACAATACCTTCGGTAGCTGCTGAAACTCTAAGATAGTGTAAAGTTTTTAAAGTTCCTAAATCACCATAATCATAATCTGGTGTTGTATATCTTGCTAAGATTGATGAACCATCAAAATTATTACCAGTGTCATGTTCATAAACAAAACCATTAGTATCACCATGATATATTTTTTCTATACCATTAGTATCAAAACCTGAACCAATAGCTGTAACTTCTAAACCTCTAGTCTCAGACCACTCAAAACCATTTGGTCTTAACGTACCTATAATGCCTTGCTGAGATGCATTAGTAGCTCCAGTATTAGTATAAAATAAACGATACTGAGACTTTTCTCTTAACACAATACTATTTATGGTAAATAAATTTATATTGTTTGCTAAATCTGTTATTGTTGGTTGTATAGATTGACTTATAGTTCCTAACTCCACATCACCAATTCTTGCTGTACCAGCTACTGTTCTTAATCCATCTGGTGCTAAAAATATTAAATCACCACCAATCTCTTGAATACTGTAACCACTTAAACAACCTACGTTTTTGGTTACCGGTATTACTGCAATCGTACTTGCATTATTTATATTCTGTAGTTTAAATATTGAGTTTTCACAAAATATAAATAATTCATTACGGAAACTTTTAATACCTTCTATCTGGTCTTCAATAACAATACTACCTGAACCAGTGCTAGTAAAATCTGTTGGGTCTAAAGTACCACTATAAAAAATAGTATTTAAATTATCTTCTACTCCAGCAGCTATTAAATGTTTGTCATGGACAGTCACATGCTTAACATGTTTAGTTCCGGTAACTGTTATCTCACTACTAAAGTAAGTTCTACTATTTAAGTTAGCACCTGTACCTTCCATTCTAAACTGATAAGGTTCGTTTGCTCCATCAGCTATAATTAACGTACCATAATCTGAAGTTGCTGATTCAAATAAAGCAAAACTTATTTGCCCTTGACCAGTTCGAGCTAAAACACTACGACCTGTAAAAGTACTATAGTTATCACCACTACCAGATACTGAACTTCTATTTATTTGTAAGTAGGTTATACCATCTTGAGTAAAATAAATATTAGTACCAGCACAAACAACTACACCATCAGCATAAGGAATAACTCCTAAAATATCTGTCGTACCACCAGTCGGTTGAGTTGAATCTGTAGTACCAAACTTCTGATAGCCATTAATTCTTCTGTAACCACCTTCTATAGAGACTTCAAAGTTTCTTAACTCTGTAGCAACTCCGGGAGCTCTTAATAAGTCTATAGCATTTGAAGAGTTTACTAAACCTCCTGCACATGCTACTGTGTATGGTTGACTTCTAGGCATATTATCCTATAGTTTTTTGTACGGATGTTGGGGTAACTAATTCTTCAATAGTACTATCAAGACTATCTTTCATGTCATTAATAGTATCAGCTGTTAAAGCTGCTTCGACCCAACCCTGCACTGCTGCAGCATCGAGACTAGCAAAAGCTGTAAAGCTTGATAAGTCTGAAGTATCTAAACCCTGAGACCCATATACTGTTGCAGTTAATGAATTACCTTCTGCATCATTATTAGTGTCATCAGTAGCTGTTAGTCGCCAGTGTACATTATAAACTACGTCAGACTTAGAATCTTTAGTAGGATAAGTGTCCACAGTTTTTACATCCCATGCGTATGATATTGCCATGTTATTCTCCTTTGAGTGTGTTAATTTCAGCTTGTAAGGCTTCAATCTGTGTTTGTTGTTCTTGGATTGCTTTTATTAAGTAAGGTATTGAATCTGGCAAGTTACTAGAAAGAAGTTTTATACCTTCTTTTTCATATACCCATTCTGGTTTAATTTCTTCTATTTCTTGAGCTATAAAACCTACTTGGTCACTATTTTTGCCTTCTTCTTTCCAGTCAAAAACTCTTGGTTTTATTTGCTTAATTAAATCTAAACCACCAGTTAAATCTCTTATATTTTCTTTTAAAGAAATATCAGAAGCAGTAGCAAGAGCCATAACACTTTGGTTATAAGTTATATAACCTCTATCAGCTCCACTTGCTTCTGTCATAAATGACATAAAATAAACTGTGCCACTTGTAGCAGTGTGATGAATAGAAACTAACTCTTGACCTGCAGTGCTATTTGCTGATTTTACTGTTAAATTACTTACTCCATCTGGTGATGTTGTACCAATAGCAACTTGACCAGAAGAATTAATTCGCATTCTTTCAGTGCTACCTATTGTAGATGAATTATTAAATGTTAGATGACCACCCGTTATGTTTGCTATATTGTAGTAACCTGAACCATCATCAGGAGTAAGTATCAATCCATAATCAGTTCCGCCACCAAAACCACCAACCATGATGTTACCACCACGAACATCTAATTTATTGCCTGAGAGAACTGAGGTTGTACCAATTGCAACATTTTCTGAACTATCAATAGTAATAGCAGTTGCATTACTACCATCAACAATGCCGGGGGTACTTGAAAGTTCTACTGGTATCTTAGTGGTCATTTATATCTCCTAAAAATATGTTCTGTCATCGGTCATGTATTTAGGTGTAGGATTAATTAATACACTCTTCATTTGTCTCATGCCTTTTTTATAGTCGTCTAAAGCAAATGCTGCTTGTTGTGGACTCTCTTTAAATTGCCAAACGTAATATCTTACTCTGGCTAAAATTATATTTTTATACTGGTCTGGCAAAACCATTTCATCACTAAAAGCTGATAAAGCAGTTGGTCTAGCAAAAGCATAAAAATGTACATTATAAATCTTGTCAGGTATTGGACTTAACCCAAACTTTCTATTATCTGGTGATTTAATAACATGTATTGGTTCACCATAACTTTGTGAATCAGCATCATCATTATTTTCTGTATTGCGATAGTATCTAGTCCAATCAGCTAAAGTTAAAAACTTTAAACCTTTAGATACAAATGGAGCTGTTTCACCACTAACATTAACTGTAGTAATAAAAAAATCATCCCAATCAACTTTAGAAAAATCAGTAATTAAACTAGAACTACCAGCTTTTAAGGTATACCATCTTTGTCCAATCACTGAAGCAACAGTAGTATTACCATAAAAAGGGTCAGTAGCACCACTTAGTCCTGCTGAAAAGAATGGTAATTCAGGTTCTTCATTAGCTATATCAAATAAACTTTTATTAATTGAATCTTTAACAAACTGTTGAAAACCTGTAGCACTTGCAAAGTTTGATGAGGTTAAAGGTATTTCATTTAACTCTCTTAGTATTTCATTTGATAATTCTAAATATGTTGTTGCCATTATGCTTTATGTTGTTTTTGTATTGCAAAATTTGCAGATAATGAAGCACCTTTATGTTTAACAAACTTTCCAGAATGCTTCATTAATTTATAACTGCCATTAGATTGTTTCATCCAATGATAACCTTTAGGTGCTTTGACTTTCATTTTTAATTAGGTGTAGCTTTAGGCATTGCACTACCACCAGCACTATACATAGCTCTGCCACCACCTTTCATCATTTTTTTCTTTTTAGCCATACCACCGTACATCATTTTTTTCTTTTTATCTTTGTGATTCATTTATATTCCTCTTTATTATAAAAAAGGAGAGGTCCGAAGACCTCCCCAATTATTGTTAGTCAACTACATAAAATGCAGATACTAAAGCTTCAGGTCTTAAGACGTTAGCTCCGTATACATGCAGTCCACGAACTATGTCACCAAACGAAGTTGGGTCTCTCAACACTTCAGTTGAAAGAATCGTTTGAGCAGTAGCAGTAGAACTGATATGACCAGCCATAACTTTACCACTTGCGTTGGAAGTCGCAGCGATATTGTTAGACTTGTACATGTCAAATCCACGTAGTTTTCCAGTTGATACTAAACCATTTCTGATTGAGCCTTGACCAGCGTTAAAGTCAACAGACAATAACTTAGAACCAGATTGTGATAGCTCTTCGTA